GGGGGCTGGTGCCGCCCGACGCGGTCGAGCCCATCTTGGCGTGAGAGGTCGCGGTGTCGAGGTTGTGGACGTGGTCGACGGTGCCGCCCGTGCCGCCGAGGGTGGCGCCTGTCCCCGAGGCGGCCTTGCCCATCGGGAAGCGCTGCCGGAGGTCCGGCACATTGAAGGTCGTCGACCCGTTGCCGGCGCCGTAGGCCGTGCCGATCGCCGCGAACAGCGCGGCGTAGGTCGAGCGGGAGACGGCCGAGCCGTCGCACAGAAGCCGGCCCGCTGCCGCGGTGGCGCGGGCGGTGGGGATGATGTCTCCGATCTCCAAGCCACTACCCTCCGAGTCGTCCAGCGTGATCGCCGGTGTGGCCTTGATGGCGTCGTTGATGAACTCGATCACGACCGGGCCCGGGAACTGCTCGAACCAGATCGCCTTGGCGTCGCTCGTGCGGGTGACGTAGTAGCCCCAGATGCTCTGGGCCGTCTGGTTGGCCGAGCTCGTGAACGTCTTCTCGACGTTCGTGGCCTTGGTCGGGTTGCCGGCGAGGATCGACCAGGCACCTGTGGCGATCGCGGCCGCGGCGTACCCGGTGAAGTTGGCCTGCGTGAAATCGGCCTCGGTCAGGGCATCGATCTCGGCCGGTGTCCGCCCGCTCTTAACGTCGTTCTTGTAGAGGCGCAGGTCGTAGGCCACCCCGGTGACGCCGTTCTGCAGGATCGCTGACTCACCCTGGTTCAGGACAATGACGCTCACGACGTGCCTCGCATGTGGATGCGGCCCCGGTCGATGCCGGCCTGAACGATCCGCTCGACGTCGCGCTCGGCGAGTACGGACCCCTGCGGGTAGAGGTTCACGATGGGGGCAGCGCCCGGCAGCCCAGCGGGGATCGGCATCACCGTGGTGTTCCGGACCCCGACGTCGGCGCTGAGCGACCCAGTGATGCCGCCGAGCTGGTCGCGGAGCGGCCCGAGCTGGGAGTCGATGCCCCGCATGAATCCCTCCATGACCAGCTGCCCGGACCCGAACAGGATTCGCCGGTCGACCACGACCGGGCCCTTGAAACTGGCGAGCTTGCCGGTGAGGTCACCGAGGCTGTCCTTCACCTCACCGAACATCGACTTGAGGCCATCGACGAACCCGCGGATCACGGAGCGGCCAGCCTTGTAGAGCAGGCGACCGAGGTCACCGACCCAGCCGAGGATCTTGCTGCCCAGGCCTCGCAGCCAGTTCGCCAGCTCGGTGGCCTTCTCTTTCACGCCGTTGATGAGCCCGTTGACGATGTCGTGACCCTTGCTGGCGAGCAGGCGCGCCACGTTGCCGACGGCAGCCAGGATGCGGCCCGGCAGCCCGGCGAAGAACTGCACGATCTGGAGGAACCGGCCCACAACCCAGTTGACGACCGCGGACGCCGCAGCCTTGATCTTGTCCCAGTTCCTGATGATGGCCAGGGTCGCCAGCCCGATGGGTCCGGTGAGGATCGCCAGCAGGATGGGCCAGTGGGCCTTCACGAAGTTGACCACGGCCCCGACCGCGGCGGTCACAAAGGCCTTGATCTTGTCCCAGTGCTTGATGATCAGGATCGCAGCGGCCGCCACGGCGGCGACCACCAGGGTGATCGGGCCCAGCGAGATCACCCACGCGAGCGCGACCTTCGCGGCGTTCAGCAGGGCTTGGATGCCCATCCACACCCAGCGGGCGACTTGGATGGCGATCTGCTTGACGATCGTGGCGGTGGCCCGGATGGCGTTGCCGACCATCCTGCCGAAGCTGCGGGCCACGCTGGTGCTCGCGCCATCGGCCGCGGTCGAAACGCCGCGCATCCCCTTGATGACCCCAGAGGAGAACTTGGCCACGGCGCCACCGGCCTTGACGGCCCCAGAGAACGCCCGGGTCAGCCGGCCCGTCACCGACAGAACCGGGCCCAGTGCCGCGGCGACGAGCCCAGCCTTGACAATGAGGTCCTTCTGGCCTTCCGAGAGGTTGTTGAACCCATCGAGGAGCTGACCGGCCACCCGGATGAGCTTCTGCTTGATGGGGAGCAGCTGCTGGCCGAAGGCGGCGGCGGCGTCCTCGGCGCGGGCGGCCTCGATGCGCTGCGCGTTGGCGGCCTGGTTCGAGGTGTTGGCGAAGTCGCCCGAAATCTTCTCGGTCTGCCGCATGATCAGCGACAGCCGGGCCTGGGCCTTGTCCTGGGCACTCAGCTCGGCCGTCCCACCCGCGGTCGCCTTCTCCAGGTTGGCCTGGGCGGCTGCCAGCCGGTTGTTCGCTTCCCGCGCCTCAAGCGATGAGGCCCCATGCTTGCGGGCCGCCTCCGCGGCGGTCCGCTGGGCCCGCTCGACCTTGAGCTGAGCGGCCTCGACCTTGCCCAGGTCCGCGGTCATCTTCCCTAGGCCCAGACGCATCGCCTCGCCCTGCACCGCGGCCTCGCTGAGCCCGACGCCGTAGCGTTCGAGCGGGTCGGCCTCGCCCCTCAGCCCGGCGTTGATCGCCTCTAGGGCGTCGGACACGTTGGTGTTGAACACCGACGCCATGTCCGACGCCCGGCCAGCGAGCTTGACCGACCAGTCGGCGGCGTCGGCCTGGGCCAGCCCCAGGTTCTGTAGGGAGGCACCCATCGGGGTGACCGCCTCCCGGAAGGCTCGGGCCGACAGACCGAACGAGGTAGCCGACTTGGCGGCCCACTGGTCGATCACCTGTCCTGACTTCCCGAAGACGACGTTCGTGGCGTTGACCGACTCGTTTAGGTCCGACGCCGCGTCGGTCGCCTTGACCGCGAGCAACGCGAGCGGCGCGGTCACGGCGAGCGACAGCTTGTCCCCGGCCTTGGATATGCCTTGGCCGGCCTTGGACAGCCCGGACGCGAACTTCTCGCTGAACGAGGCCGACGCCTTGGACCCGGCCTCAGCCGCGATCTTGCTGGTCGGGCCGCTCAGCTCTTTGGAGATCGCCGACGTGATCCCCTTCGCCGAAGGGACCAGCGACACATACGCGACGGCGAGCTCGACCGGCATCTAGCCCGCTCCAGGCCGGCTTGAGGCGAGCGCGGCCTTGACCTCGGACAGAGGCCGGGCCGTACCCCAGTGCTGACCGGGCTGCTCGACACCCGGCCGGGGCAGCGGCCTTGGCCGGCGTGACGGTGACTTCTTGCCCTGGTTGGCGTTCTGCCACGCCAGCATCTGGAGCGAGTCGAACACTCCGGCCAGGAGGTGCTCAAGCCTTGTCCAGGGAGGTTCTCGGTCGCCGTTGACGGCCATCGCGGTCGCCGACTCAGGGGGGAGGTGGCGGAGCAGCACGCGTAGCTCGCGCCAGCTCAGCGACCCCGCCGCGAGGTCCGAGAGCCGGACTTGGTAGTACCGCCTGAGGTCCGCCTCGACGGCTTCACCGTAGGTACGGAGAATGCCGACGAGGCCTCCAATTCCCCCATGTCGATACCTACGTGCTTCCCCCAGGCGATCATCAGCGCATCGAGCTTCCATCCCGGGAGGTCGTGCTTGGCGAAGGCCTCGTACTGGTCGCCCAGCAGTAGAGGCATGATCGCGCCCAAGTCGCCCCCATCGAAGGTGGTCTGATGGTGCCAGTCGAGGTCGCTGGGGTGCGCCATCGTGAAGACCTGGCCCCCGAGCCGGAACGACAGCGGTTCGACGCTCTGGTCCCGCTCCAGGGCATCGAGGTCGAGCATCTCGGTGCTGGGCTTGGTAGCCCCGTTGGTGCCGGCCATGGCCTAGAGGGCCAGCTGCGGGTTGAGGTACTTGAGGCAGAGGACGTCCGCCGAGTCGGGGGTCACCGACACGGTGAACGGGTAGGCGATCGGCGCCCCGTTGACGTAGTTGACCTCGCCGCGGTCGGACAGCCGCGCCGACGGCACGACGATCCGCATCCGGGTGGTGCCATCGAGGACGTCGAACCCGAACGCCTTGTCCACCGCGGTGGGGACCTTGACGGTGACCTTGGTCTCGACGGGCGGGCCAGCGACGGCCTCCAGGGTCGAGCCGGGGTAGAACAGCTCGAGCGTCTTGAGGTTGGTCTCGATGGCGGTAAACGAGAAGTCCAGGCCAGAGCCGGTGATCACCTTGCGGACGATCGCCCCGTTCTGCCAGGCCTTGATCTCCTCGCTATCGAGGCTGGGGTCCTCAGTGAACCCGTCCTCGTTCATGTAGCCCAGGTCTTTCCAGGCGGTGGACCACGCGGCGGTTGCGTTGGTTGGTGCGACGGCGCCGATGGTGCTCATGTAGATGGCGCCGGTCGCTGCGACCTCGACAAGGCTGGCGGAAAGAACCATGTCTCGCTCCTCTGCTCGCTAGGGACTCGCAGCCGGAGCGTAGCCCCCAGGTCCCAGGTGAGACAGTGACTCACGTTGGAACGGCGAGGTTCTCCCGGTGGCGGATCGAGTACGTGGCGACGAACCGCGGCTTGTTCTCGTGGTTGGGGTCGGGGAGCAGAGCGGGGCCGGCGAACTCCTCGACCCGGTAGATGGCGATCGAGTTCACGGTGCCGCCCTGGAGGCCGTGGATCCGGGCCCGCACGTCGTGGCAGAGGTCGTAGGCCGCGGTCTCGGTCGGACCCCAGCACTCGACCCCGATGGTGGGGACGTCGGTAACCGGCCAGTCCCACGGTCCACCGATACGGCGGAGGAGCACGAACTCGTCCGGTAGGTCGCGGGGCACCCGGCCAGCGATCGCCGTGGGGGCGATGAGTGGCCGGAGCCAGACGATCAGCGAGCCGGCGAGGTCAGCCACGTCCGGCCTCGACCGCTCGGGTGAGGTTGCGGTGCGAGGCCTCGGCCTGCATCGCCTCGAACGAGGTGGTGACGACGATCACGCTGGCCCGGCGTGACTCGATGTTGAGGTCGACGGTGTGGCCGGGTCCGGCCCGAGCGGCGATCGCTTCGCCGCGGCGCCGGAGGTCGGCCTGCACGCCTGGTTCCTTGAGCAGGCGATCGATGGCGCCGGGGATGATCTTGATCCGCACGTTGTTGGCCATGTCAGCCCTCGACCTTCCGTAGCCTCGCCTCCAGGTGGTGGTGGCCACGTGGTGTGGGAACCGGGGCGGGTGGACCATCGACCGTGAACACCTGGGAGCCCGCGGGGTGCCCGTCCCACTCGATCCGGTCGTTCGCATCGATGGTGAGGGAGTTTGTCAGGAGTGTCCAGCGCTGACCCATGACGTCGCGGCCGTCGGCGAACGTCTCGGTTGCCTGGTCCTCCTGCATCCATCCGTCCACGGTGCTCCGGGTCGCTGAGCTGCCGTAGTCCCAGACCGTGCCGGCGACCGGGTCCGTCGTAGCGGCTGGGTGGACCACAACCACCCGGTGGGGTTGGAGGTGGGCCGGCAGCATCAGGTCACCGCGGGAACCGGTAGCGGTTCAAGATGCGGCGCTGGTCGTCGCGCAGCGTCAGGCGGGCGGATGCCTCGGCGAGGGTGTAGCTGTACTGGCCGATGGTCTCCTGTCGCTTGCCGTCGGGGTTGCCGATGGCGGCGGCGACCATGTCGGCGGCGACGGTGACGATGTCCCGTGTCGGGGACTCCATGCCCCAATCCCACACGACGTCGATCGTCGAGGTGCGCGGCCAGATCTTGTTCCCGGAGGTGCGGGCAAGGTCACCGAACTCGGACCAGTCGTAGTCGGTTCCGTAGGCGAGCGTGCCGCCATCGAGTACGACGCTGACGACGTCGGTCACCAGGCGGCCGGGCAGCCAGACCTCGAACGAGTCCGAGCCCGGGATCGTGGCGGTCGACCGGGCGGTGCCGGAGAAGCTGACGTAGGGCAGTTCGCCGGCGATGAGCCCATCGGCGCGGGTGAGTAGCTCGGTGATGTAGCTGGCCTCGGTGTCAGTGAGGCCCCGCATGAGCGAGGCCTCCACATCGACTTGGGTCGCGAGCGTCACGTCGCCTCAGTGGTGGTGGACGGCCAGCCGTCGGGTCCGACATGGATGATGCCCCAGCCGTAGTGCCGGATCGGTGAGCGAATCTCGCTGGTCTCGTAGCGGTCGGCGAGCTCGGGCCAGACCTGGTGCACCTCGGTCCGGGGGTCGCCGAGGCTGGCGATGTCATGCAGCAGGATCAGGCCACCGGGCCGCACGAGCGGCCCGTAGTCCCCGAGGTCGGAATACAGCCCACCGCGGGAGTGATCGCCATCGAGCACGAGCACATCGATGGGCCGCTCGCCGAGCGCCTCGACCACCCATCGCCGGGTCTGGGGGTCGTGGGAGTCGCCGATCCGGACGGTCGCCCCGTGGGTGTCGAGGCTGCGGTCGACGTGGTCTCCGGACCCACCGGTCGCGTAGCTGTTATCGGCCAGCGTGATGCCCAGCACGGCCGCTTCGGGGAACGCTTCCCGCCAGGCGTACAGCGTGCCACCGAGGTCGCACCCGACCTCCAGGATGACCTTGGGGTCGATGCCGGCGACCACGGCGAGGGCCTCGGCCAGCTCGTCGGGCAGCTGCGAGGCCCCTTGCTCGACGACCGCTTCCCGGCCGATCCGGCTGTACTTCTGGTCGATGTCCCCCACAGGTAGACAGCGTAGATAGTCCGCGGCCACTGGCTCATCGAGGATGCCGTCCGGGGACCACAGGCTCTGGTAGGTGACCGCGGTCGTCCAGGTGTAGCCCAGCTCGGTCAGGGTCTGTTCGAGCTCGGCCCGGGTGTAGTAGCCGCAGTAGTCGTGGCACTCGATGAACAGGACCGGTCGATGGGTCGCGAGCAGCTTGGCCATGCCGCGCAGCGCGTGGAGGTCGGCGCCCTCGACGTCGAGTTTCACCAGGTCGAGCCGTGGGAGCTCGGTGATGACCTCATCGAGCGGCTCGGCCTGAACCTCGACCACACCGCTGGCCACGTCCTCATCGGCGTCAAGGATCTCGACGGCCTCGCCGGCCGGCGGCGGACCGACATGCCACACGTCCTCTGGTCCCCGACGCCACGGCCCGCCCTCAGCCGGGAGCGTGCGTGTCGAGCCCCCGGCGGTCATCTTGTTCGGGTCCTCCAGCCGGAGCCGGGTCGATTCGTCCCATGCCGCGACCTGCACGACGTGCACGTTGTTGATCCCGTTGATGACCAGGTTCCGGTGAAGTATCGAGGCGGTGTCCGGGTTGGCCTCGACGGCGATGAGGAGCGCGGCCCGGTCGGCGAGCCGCAGCGAGTAGTGGCCGACGTGGGCGCCGACCTCAAGCACGATCCCGCCCTCGGGGATCAGCTCGGCGAGGAGCGGCTCGACTGCGGCCTCGTGCGTGGTGCTGGGCCCGAGGCTGTCCTCGGTTCCCTTCCCGCGGTCGATCCACAGGAGGCCGTCGGCCTCGGTGACGTTGGGGGCCCGGCGCTGGGGCTTGCGGGCGTCCTCGGCCCGCTGGTCGAGCATCTCGGTGAGTGTGTCGAGCGTCGGTTTCCAGTACTCGTCGGTCACGAAATCGGCGTCGTAGGAGGCGCCGAACGCGGCCGCGTCGTCCCGGAGCTGCTCCGCCTTGCCGTCGTAGGCCTCCTCGTAGGCATCGATGATCGCGGGCACGTGAGGGATGGCGGCCCATGCGTCCTGCATCTCGTGCCAGAGCGGCGTGAAGGGGACCCGCCAGCCGGCGCCGCACAGTTCGATCATGGCCGTGGCGTCGGTGACGACCACGGGGGTGCCGCACGCCTGGGCCTCGACCACCGGCACCCCGAACCCTTCGCCCCATGTGCAGTTCGACAGGATGTCGGCGCTGCGGTAGATGTCGGCGACGACCTCGGGCGGGATGCCGCGGCGGTAGGCGTACTGGTCGGTGTAGATGTACGACTTCGGGGGCAGCCGGTCGAGTAGCCGTCGGAGGTCGTTGCCGGCCTGGTTCGCAACGTCGGTGTGGAGGACCAGGAGCGCGTCCTTGTGGCGGCGCCGTAGCTCGGCGAACGCCGTGATCTGCTCGGCGAACGCCTTGCGGTTGCCGTCCTTGCCAACGTTGGCCGAGACGATCGCGATGACGAACGCGTCCTCGGGGAGCCCGGTCCTCTCGCGTGCCTCCGCCTTGTTACCGGGGCGGAAAGTCCGGGTGTCGATGCCGTGGGGCACGTACAGCGGCGACATGCCGGCCTCGCGCATCGTCCGCTCTCCGAACCGAGACATGGCGATTGGCTGCGCGCCGGAGCGTTGGAACCAGCGCCGCGTGATGCCCGGGAGCTCCAGGTGGTCCACAGGCGCCCACGCGGCGACTGCCATCTCGGGCAGGAGCGGGGCGGTCAGCACCCAGACGTCCGTGAGCGTCAGGATGAGCCCGGACGCCGCGGCCTCCCGGAACGTCTTGCCCTCGACGTCGAAGTGATCGAGGGCGTGGGTGATGATGACGTCGTTGCCCCAACTGACCTCGTAGGCCGGGTAGCACGGCAGGCCGTTCCACCGGAGCTGGGAGCCGCTCAGCCCGTAGTAGGCGGAGATGGCGACGTCGTGCCCTAGCGCTTGGATGCGGGGTGTGAACGTGGCGGTCTGCTGTCCGTAGCCGGTGCCAACCCAAGGGGCGACAGAGTGCCAGAGGATCTTCATGGGTGGTGCTCCTATCGGTGCGGGGGTTTGTGCGGGGGTTGGTAGAGCGGTCGGGACCCGTCACCCCCGCGAGGACCGGGTCCCGACCTGCTCAGCCTTTGCCCTGCTGGCCCTCGGTCGTTGCCTTGTCGCTCGCCTTGGCCGTGGCCTTGGTGGCCTTGGTGGCCTTGGTCTTGGTGGCCGGTTCCTCGATGAGTTCGGCAGCGCCGGCATCGACCCGCTCGAGCCAGTAGTCGACGGCGACCTGGTCGCTGTCGTCGGTCTCGATGACCGAGCCGGGCGCGTGGGACTCCATGACCCCGTGGGGGCCGTAGAAGACCCCGCCACCGTGAAGCATGACCTTCATTCCGAGGACCTCCCGTCGCTCAGACGACGATGTACTTCGCGAACGCCTTGGGCCGGATGACGTCGCCACCGACCCGCAGCTTGAAGAGGAACCCGACCTGTCCGTCCGCGGCGTACAGCTCGTCGAGCCGCTGGACGCTGATCTGCTGGCGGTCAGCGACCATGTAGCCGAGGTTCGGGTCACCGAAGATGCCCGACGGCGTCGAGTTGCCCGAGTCGATCCGGGGCAGCCCTTCCAGGGTGAACACCC